CAGCCGAACCGCAAGCTCTTTGACGTTATGACGAAAGGCTCGGGCGATGCGCGTATGCAGCCGCTCTACTTCCTTATCACCACAGCGGGGACGGATACGCAGTCCATCTGCTACGAGACGCACCAGAAAGCAAAGGACATTCTGGAAGGGAGAAAGATTGACTCAACTTTCTATCCTGTCATTTACGGAGCGAAGGAAGATGAGGACTGGACAGATCCCGAGGTCTGGAAACGGTCGAATCCGTCCCTCGGTATCACGGTCGGTATCGACAAGGTACAGGCAGCTTGTGACTCTGCACGGCAGAATCCAGCCGAGGAGAACAGCTTCCGACAGCTGCGGTTGAATCAGTGGGTGAAGCAGTCCGTACGATGGATGCCGATGGACAAGTGGGATGCGTGTGCCATACCCATGGAGGCAGAAGCCTTGGAAGGTCGTATCTGCTACGGCGGTCTTGACCTTTCCTCCACAATGGATATTACGGCGTTTGTGCTCGTGTTCCCTCCGAGGGAGGAGGATGAGCCGTTTGCCGTGCTTCCGTACTTCTGGATTCCCGAGGAAAATATTGACCTGCGTGTACGGCGCGACCATGTTCCCTATGACGTGTGGGAGAAGCAGGACTTTCTTATGACCACAGAGGGAAATGTGGTTCACTACGGATTCATCGAGGCGTTCATCGAGAAACTGGGCGAGAAGTACAACATCCGCGAGATTGCCTTTGACCGATGGGGTGCGGTGCAGATGGTGCAGAATCTTGAGGGGATGGGATTCACCGTCGTCCCGTTCGGACAGGGATTCAAGGATATGAGTCCGCCGACCAAGGAGCTGATGAAGCTGGCGCTGGAAAAGAAAATAGCGCACGGCGGGCATCCCGTCATGCGCTGGATGGCAGACAACATCTTCATTCGCACCGACCCTGCGGGCAACATCAAGGTGGACAAGGAGAAATCCACCGAGAAGATTGATGGTGTGATTGCGCTCATCATGGCACTCGACCGTGCGATCCGCTGTGGGAATGATACCTCAGCATCTGTTTATGACGAGCGAGGAATTTTGTTGCTGTGAGAGGGTAGAAAAAGGAGGGCAGGTGGAATAAATGATTTACTCTGCATATGAATAACAAGCAATGTTAGTTTATATGCGATTCGAGCCGCGAAGATAGTAACGTTCATTCCAACATTAAATTTTCGTATTCTTTGAGTGTTGTTCCGTTTTCTGTTTTCCATGCTATCAAACCGTTTGTAGATTGCCCTACAAGAAATCTTGCAGCGGCAGATGGGCTAGAGAAAAGCATATCTTCTAAGAGAATACCGTCGGATATATGGGCTTTTCTTCTGCGCTTACTTATTCCAGCAGATATTGTTGAATCCTCCACTGGGGAGACCTTGCTTCCTTGTAAAACAACAAATCCCTCTGCCGTATGCTTGCCTTTTGCTTCGATGGTTCTGCCAAGTTTCCGTATTTTTCTTGATAGATAAAAAATCACATTTGTTCTTTTCTCTATAAAGTTTGATATTTGTTCTTCTGATACTGTTGTTGATAGTGGCTCGAAAATTTTGTGTCCTAATACACCCATGATTATACGGGCTTTTTCAGTAAACTCTTCCAGTTCGCTTTCTTTTTCCTCGGTTATATTTCCCTGGGTTGGTTCATTTCCGTTTTTTATCTCGTATCGCTGCGCATCTATTGCAAGGTTACAAAACTTATTCTCAAGAAAACTTATTTCAGTAGGTCCGAAAGAGTTGTTTGAAGTAGTGAAGACAACAGCCTCGTTCCAATAATCATCTTTCTTGTGCTCAAGCAATCGATGGAGAATACCTTTCCCGTTTTTCCGATTACCGGCTTGGCCTATATAGGCGAGGGGCTTTTCTGTTTCATCGGATGTGCCAAAGAGAAAATATACGCCGCTCTGTTTTAGATCGTCACGGTCTTTACATTTTTCAAGAGATGTTCTTGGAATTTTATAGACTGTGCCAGTCCAGTTGGATAAGGTGCATTTTATGCGTCCGATTGGTGTATCGTCCATAAGAAATACGTTGATATTTTTTCCACGTGCCATTTTACTCTCCCTAACCCTAATCGAAAGGTTGCTGATACCATGAACATCTTCTCAAAACTTTTCCGTTCGCGGGACAAGCCCATGAATCATCTTGGCGGCTTGTCCTTTTTTTTCGGGCAGACGGGACGGGGCAAGGCAGTCAACGAACGGACGGCAATGCAGACAACGGCGGTCTACGCCTGTGTCCGCATCTTAGCCGAATCCATCGCAGGGCTGCCGCTTCACGTCTATGTCTACAAAGGGCAGGGAAAAGAGCGCGTGCCGGAGCATCCGCTGTACTTCCTGCTCCATGACGCACCGAATCCCGAAATGACCTCCTTTATATTTCGCGAAACATTGATGAGTCACCTTCTTTTGTGGGGAAATGCCTATGCACAAATTTTGCGGGATGGCAGAGGGCGTGTTCTCGGACTCTATCCGCTGCTCCCGGACAAGATGGATGTGAGCCGCGACAGCCGCACGGGTGAGCTTTACTATACCTACACGAGAAGCACGGAGGAGAATCCGAATTTTGCGGACAAGGGGCAGATTCGTCTGCGACGTGAGGATGTGCTGCATATTCCGGGACTCGGATTTGACGGACTTGTTGGATATTCACCTATTGCTATGGCAAAGAACGCCATCGGCATTGCGCTTGCAACGGAGGAATACGGTGCAGCATTCTTCAAGAACGGTGCGCGTCCGGGCGGCG